CTGCCATCGGATTGGCTATCATAGGTGCAAATACCTGTGCAAGTGCTTATGGCAGATGGACTAGGTGGAGTCGGTGTAGGACTTGGACTAGCAGGAACTGGAGTCGGTGTAGGACTAGATGGAGGGGCACTAGGAGTTGGCGAAGCCGCAGTAGGATCGAGATATCGAATAATTACAATACCTTTGCCACCGGTATAGGCAGCACCAGCACCACCGCCCGTTCCGTCAACACCGCCAGAGCCGGGGATACTTATGCTTAGTCCGCTATTGTATTTTGGACCGTTGCCGCCGCCACCTAACCCGCCGGTTCCGGCTGTATCTGAATTTCTGAAAGTAGCACCACCACCACCGCCAGCATAATATGTAGCAGTACCAGTAATTGAGGACTGTATGCCAATACCGCCATTGCCAGCAGCTAAATTGACGGCGTTTGCACCTACTGCGCCTGCGCCACCACCACCACCACCGGAATAATCTGGACCAGAAACTCCAAATGAGAGTCCACCGTTGTTGCCTTGACCTGAGGTGCCAAGTCCCACTGTGCCAGCAGGTGCAGGACCTGCACCACCGCCAGAACCGCCACTACTACCGCTGCTTTCAGATACGTTGGTGCCGCCTCTGCCGCCGCCACCGCCACCGATTGCTGTGAAGCTGGAAAATACTGAATTGGTACCATTGTCTCCCTTGGCTGTTGTAACATTCGTTATGCCGCCAGTTCCTACTGTAATTGGATATGTGGTGCCATAATTCAATGTTAAATTGTTCCCACTAATTAATCCACCGGCACCACCAGCACCATATCGTCCGCCACCACCACCGCCAGCTACAACTAAGTATTCAAATGGACCATTAAAGCCATTAGTGTTAAAATTGCTGTTATTTGTAAATGTGTGTATTCTATAATTTTCATAAGTTGTTACAGTGCCGCCAGTTGGATAAGAGAATGTTGGAGAAGGTGTCGGAGTTGGGCTTTCTGTAACACTTGGCGTTGCACTCTCAGTAACACTTGGCGTTGGGCTATTTGTTACTGTAGGAGCAGGTGATTCAGAAGGTGTAGGAGAAGGACTATTGCTAGGACTTGGAGAAGGTGTTGGACTTGGAGACCTACTAGGACTTGGAGAAGGACTTGGTGTAAAGCTTGGGCTTGGTGAAGGTGTCGGGCTTGGGCTCTCACTTGGGCTTGGGCTTGGTGTAGGACTTTCAGTTACAGTTGGTGTCGGTGAAGGACTATTGCTAGGACTTGGAGACGGACTAGGTGTCGGTGAAGGACTTGGACTAGGTGAAGGTGTCGGTGAAGGACTATTGCTAGGACTTGGAGATGGAGTCGGACTTGCAGTCACACTTGGAGACGGAGAAGGTGTTGGGCTAAATGTCGGGCTAAATGTAGATGTAGGATTCTGGGTAGCAACAGGTGTAGCCGTGACGGTAGGACTTGGCTGAGGAGTTCCTCCAGCATTCCACATGATCTTATTATCAGTGCCCTGCCAAACAATGAAATCATCTGGGTTCCACTCAAGGAATGCACCAGTTTCAGTTGGTGTTGGTGTAGGACTGTTAGAAGGACTTGGGCTAGGTGTAGGTGAAGGACTGTTAGAAGGACTAGGTGTCGGACTTGCAGTCACTGTAGGACTAATGCTTGGACTTGGGCTAGGACTTGGAGTCGGACTAGCAGTCACAGTAGGACTAATAGATGGACTTGGGCTTGGACTTGGTGTCGGACTAGCTGTTACCGTAGGACTAATAGATGGACTTGGTGAAGGACTTGGTGTCGGACTTGGTGTCGGACTTGCTGTTACCGTAGGACTAATAGATGGACTTGGTGTCGGACTTGGTGTCGGACTTGCTGTTACCGTAGGACTAATAGATGGACTAGGGCTAGGACTTGGAGTCGGACTAGCTGTCACTGTAGGACTAATTGAAGGACTTGGAGAAGGAGTATTTGTTGGGTTATTAGTAGGCGTAGGTGTTGGTGACAAACTTACGCTTGGAGAAGGTGTTGGAGAAGCTGTGGTGCTAGCCGATGGACTTGGTGTGGGGCTATTCGTTGGGCTATTTGTTGGAGTAGGCGTAGGACTGTTTGTGACGCTAGGCGTTGGTGATGCTGTTGGAGCATTACTTGCACTAGGCGAAGGTGTCGGGCTATTTGTAACACTCGGTGTTGGTGAAGGACTTAAAGTTACACTTGGTGAAGGTGTTGGTGTTGGTCTTGGTTCCTTAAGAGCCTGCCAGCTATAATTACCAGCAAAAACTTCACGCCAGTTTGTATCAGTTCCGATCTGAGTAATAGCAGATAAATCAGGAGCAACACCTTGGCCAAGTTGACCAAGACTATTTCTACCCCAGCTATAAAACTTACCGTTAACATCAATAGCAAAACCGCTATTTCTACCACCAGCAATTTTAGCCCAACTTGTAAATGATCCTATTTGAGTCGGTGTTATAACATTATCACTGCTGTTATTTCCACAACCACCAAAAGTTCCTAAGCCCCATGTCCACAAACTGTTGTCGCCCTTTAATGCAAATGAAGGACTCCAAGTCGTGCTAATATCAGTCCAAGCATTGCTGGCACCAATCTGAACCCAACTACTAAAATTATTAACTATGCCAATTCCAAGCTGATATTGACTATTAAAACCTGTACCCCAAATTGTTCCGTCAGTCTTAAGAGCTATGCTATAATTTTGACCACAATTAATCTTGAACCAGTTGTTTGCTGTTCCTACTTGTGTAAAGGAAGAGCGATTATTTAAATCACCAAGTCCTAATTGACCATTAGTGTTTTCACCACAGGCATATAAAGTACCATTTTGTTTAATTGCAAATACAGTACCATTGCTAAAGTTAAATCCTGCTGCGTTTGCTGATGTTGACCAGTCAGTAGAACTGCCTACTTGAACAGGACTGCTTCTGTCAATTTGATCATTTTGACCAAGAGCACCATAACTATTTTTGCCCCATGTCCAAAGCGTTCCATTAGTCTTAACTGCAACACTTGTATCATTAATGTCTGTAGTTGCCCAATCAGTGGCAGCGCCAATCTGAATAGGACTACTTCTGTCAATCTTAGTGCCATCACCAATAGAACCATATTGATTTGATCCCCATGCCCATAGTTTTCCTAAATTGTCTACATAACCAAAAGTGTTATAACCAGCAGGAGCATATTCATAAATCTTAGTGTCTACATAAAGTGGAACATCACTGTTAATAACGGAATTATTGCCAAATTGACCATTGGTGTTATCGCCTCCAACCCATCTTTCCGAAACAATAAATGGAACATCTGTTGCTGTTGGATAAGGTGTGCTAGTCGGTGAATTGGTTGGTGAAGGCGTAGGTGTCGCCGATCCCGAAGGAGATGGGCTAGGTGTGGGACTGTTGGTCACACTAGGCGACGGTGTTGGCGTAGCTGTAGTGCTTGCAGAAGGACTGGGTGTCGGCGATAATGTTACACTCGGAGTCGGAGTGGGGGTAAGTACATACCAGAAAATATTTAGATTTACAATTCCTGCAGGTTCTGTGTAAGCAAGCGGGTTATTTAAAGTTAATGAAGGTTGGAAACCACTAACAGTATAAGCATCTTGTCTAGAACCACTAGCATTACGGAATAATGCCACGCCTCTTGCAAATTGATAATTATAATTACCTACATTGTTACTTTGAATATTGCCAATACTATATTGGAAATTAATATAACCATCTGCCAAAACGTTTAATTGAGTTAATATGTTGAATGCATCAGAATAATTTAGATTCTGTATATTCCATCCGTTTGTAATTGGTGTCCATTGATAGTATGGATTAGCGTTCGTTGCCTTCAAGTTTCCGCTAATAAGCTCCGCAATTGGAGTCATAGAAGGCGTAGGCGAAGGACTTGGTGACGGACTGGTAGTTGGAGTCGGCGTAACACTGAAGCTAGGTGTTGGAGACGGAGATCCAGAAGGACTGGGGCTAGGCGTTGGGCTAGCAGTTGTAGATGCCGATGGGCTCGGAGTCGGTGAATCTGTAGGTGTTGGAGTCGGTGAATTAGATACAGAAGGCGTTGGCGAAGCTGTTGTAGACGCCGAAGGTGAAGGCGTTGGTGAAGCTGTTGTAGTCGGAGTCGGGCTATCTGTAGGCGTAGGGGTCGGTGAATTGGATACAGATGGCGTAGGACTGGCTGTAGTGCTTGCAGATGGACTTGGGGTCGGACTTGCCGTCACCGTTGCTGTAGGCGTATTTGTGGGGCTTTCCGTCGGGGTTGGCGACGGGCTCTTAGATGGACTTGGCGTAGGTGTTGAACTATTTGAAGGACTTGGCGAAGGTGTAGCTGTAGCGGATTCACTAGGTGTAGGACTGGGCGACCTTGTTGGGGATGGCGTAGGCGTAGCGGTCTGTGTTGGAGTTGGACTGGGTGTAAATGTAACCGTAGGTGTAGGACTTAAAATTGGACCAACATTTAAAGTACATGGAAGTTGGGCTATATTGCCAGTTGAATCAATTACTTGAACAACAAATGAATAACTACCCGGTTGAGTGGGAGTGCCTGATAAAACGCCTGTTATTGGATCTAAATATAATTCACTCAAGGCAACTCCCCACTAACAATGCTCCAAGTTAAAGTGCCAACGCCACCAGTTGACACAAATGTATAAGAGTAGGGAACATTGGGAACAGCTTGAGGTAAATTGCCATCATTGGTAATTCTTAATAGTTCTAAAGGATACTGTCTATCCGTGACACCTTCTCCCGCCCTACTTTCACAATATATACGCAATAAATTACCAAAATATATATTCTCAACTTGACTTACATACCAAATTTGATTTGAACTATCCACAATTCTGCAATTCATTTGTGGAAATTCTATTGCAGGATCCCATTCACTAATCGCTACCATAAAATGGCATCTAGTGCGCTGACCATAAGTTCCGCTACCAATATCATTGACTTCATCAGTAGATACAGGCCTTCTAAATGCCCAGTCGTAGGAATAAACCTGACCATTAGTGTTATGGAAGGTTAGAGTTTCAACATTTGCCCACCAACGATATGTAGTAGCAAAATTAAATACTGGATTGGCTGTTGGCATAATTTTTTTACATCATAACGCTGGTTCTTTGGACTGGATCAAAAGCACAAATTAAAAGATTAATTTGTGATATTTTGTCCATCAATTCTTTACGCCATTCAGTGGGATGTATTGTCACTCCATCCACTGTTGAATCAGGGATTGGATTAAGACTATCTTGCACTAAAGCTTGCAAATAGCCATCTCGTATTTTTATCAATTGTTCAATAGGTGTGGCCATAAGATTCTCCTACCCATAAATGACAATTAAGGCATAGGCAAAACTCCGTTAATTATATTTTTGACTTGAGCAATATATGCATCCAATATATTATGACTGACTTTCCTACACCCTTCTCTACAATTTATAATTGCATCTAAAGGTCTTAAATTTGTGTAATGATTTAGTAATATTTTTTCCTCTATTGTTCTTGCATTGCCTAATGAAATAATATGGTCTAAATTCCAAGTTTTTTCTAATTCAAATGTAGCTTTACTTTTATTTTCCCAATTCATCCATGGCTCAAACTGTTTTTCTATATGTAATTTAAATTCTTCAATTGTGCATCCTAAAATTTGCACTGATTTATTATTTTTATTTTTTTTTAAACTATCATTAATTAAATTTCTTATATCCAAATTTAATTTTCTCAATTGATTTTGTTTTAATTTTTCATAATAAATTTTATTATAATTTTCAATTTTTTGTCTATATTCTTTGTTTTTATTTATAATAATTGTTCTATTATTTTCATAATATTTTTTGTTTTTATTTTTGACTTTGTTTGCATTATTCAATTTATAAAGTTTGTTTTTTAGCAATCTTTCTTTTGTGTTTTTTGCATATGCATTATAATTGTAAATTTTTATTTTTTCGCTATTGGCATCACGCCAATTTTTGTGATCATGTGTAATTTTTTCTTTATTATTTTGACGCCAAAGTTGCATATATTCTGCTTGTTTTTCTTTACTTTTAAAACCCATATCATTTCTCCTGTTTTATTCTACGAAAAAACCCACCCTGAAAATCAAGGTGGGTTAATTAGATTCTTTAAATTTAAGCTCTTTCCATTTCTTCCCATCTAGATTGCGCATCTTCGTATTTTGCGCTACTGATATCACTGTACACATCTTCAATTTTTTCAAACCAGCTGGACAAGATTTGTTTTTTGGTTTTTTCCATAATTTTTAGTTTGTCCGAATCAACTCGCCAAGTCGAATAATATTGGATCGCATGAATGGTTTCATATGCCTGCCAAGCGCCATGATGACTGCTAAAATCCAATTGACATAGTTCATCGGTGCAGGTTTTTATTAATTTGAATTGTGCTGCTTTCCAAAAGGAATCCTTGTGAAAACTAATTTCTAATTTTGGCAGTTTTCTCAGTATTTTTTTGCAAGGACCTTTATAGTCTGAACCTAAAGCCACAACCATGCCTACAAATGCTTCTTTTTCGCCTCTGGGCAAGCTAACAAGGTCACCAATCTCCACAGCGATGTCGGTACTATAGGTGTAGCGACTGTTAGCATTTAGAGGCTCGACAATTATTTTTTTGGAAGAAACGGCAGGTTTGCCAACCAAGCCCATGGTCACTGTGACGCTGTATGATTCAAACATTCCATGGCCCTCATCAGGGAAACATCCCCCTTAAACACTTCTTGCGTTTAAGGGGGCCAGTCACCTAGAACTTCCTGTTCTGCATGTCAGTGTAGCATGCCTTGTGCAGTTGTCAACAAAAAAATCCCACCTTGCTAAAACAAGATGGGATCGGAGGCACTCAGAGGAGTTTTTTAATTAACCAATTTTTTCAATGCTGTGTTTGTTAGCTGTTGCTAACACACCAGTAAATTTATCATACAAGGCTTTTGCATTAACACTATCAGTTGCTTGTATTTCCATTGGGGGCAAGCCCGGCAAGGATACTCTAAAAGTGCCTGCAGTATCATTGTCACCACTTTTTAATGCAGTGGGCAATGCATTTACATTTTCAATTAAATTATCAAATTCATTATTTTTCTTAGCCATCTTAATCACCTCTTAAATATATATAAGTAATCCCCCAAAATTCTATCAGGAATTCTGGGGGATTGGTCAACCTCGGGAGAAGATTGTTTGGTTAGGATACAGCGCCGTACGCTACATAGCGGGGATCCATAATACCTGCCTTGGACATGGTCACAGCACGATAAGTAGCAATGATATCGTTTTGGATAGACCAAGTAGAAGGTTGAGGCAATGTATCGACGGTGAGCGGACGGAAGGTCCTCATCGTGAAGGCTTTCTTAAAATCGCCTAGAATCATGAAGTTTGCGCCATCAGCGTAAGGAACGCTATTGCTGTTAAGAACATTCTGGGTCCAGATATCGCTTAGGATTTGATACTCAGAGCTAACCAATGGGTTAGAAGCATAAGTATCGAATCTGTTAACTGCTGGATCATAGTTGCCATAACGAACGTTTTGGGCTCCAATGATAGAACGCACTTTATAGAGCGCCTGAGGAACAACCAAAATTTGCTTGTTGTCAAGCAATTGAATTGGCAATCCACTCACTGGATCAAGTTGATTGAGGATGGTCTGCTCAAGTTGGTTAACAGCTTGAAGTGAATCAATGCTAAAACCAGTAACCTTGTTTACAAACGGAGCGTTTGGAGTTGCTGCAGTGTAGTAGGTATTGAGGTTAGTCTCATTAAAGATATAAGACTGATCATATCCCAAAACTACATTTAGAATATCATAAATCTGATTGACTCTAACCATTTGGCCTATCATTTGAGCTTGCTGAGTAAGTTCATAGGTCTTATCAGTATATACTGCTTCATATGATAGATTCATGAGACTTCCCCACTTCTTAATGGCGGGTAATCTCACGCTTTGACTTTTCACTAGATTAGAAGGAAAAGTAGCGCCTTCGTCAACAGACTCACCGATATTATAAGGAGAAGAATAGTATCCTACTACCTCACTACCGATGTTCATGTTTGACACACCGATTTCGGTGACCAAGTCAAAAGCTACGGACTTTTGTAGTTCATAAGCTTTCTTGATAATTGATAGGTAGAGCTGACCAAGAATACCGACAGAGACAGCGTTTGAGGCGCTGACAGATTCGGGGCCTTCGGTTAGTCTACGGGTGGCAAACTGTTCTGCCCAATCTGGACCATGAAAGGTCTCCATTAGGCGTCTAACAGACCAGCCTTTGGTGACATCTAGTTTGTTCTCTGAAATGGCGTCGGTTAGGCAAGCTAAAGTTTGCTCTCTGCCCGAACTTTCCATTACTTTCTTTAATTGTAATTCGAATGACATTTGTATAATCTCCTTGTATAATTAGCGGGCAAAAGGCACAACTGTAGGTAGCAATCTGAACGTGGCAGTAGTCAAACTAGTGCCGGGTTCAACGACAACACCTACGGCAGCGGCCTTGGTGGCGACTTTGACAACAATTTGAGATAGGAGGTTGTTGCTAGAAGGATTCTTAGCAAGACCTAAAAAGTCTCCAATTTTTAGGGTGGTAACGGTCTGCAATGGTGCATTGTAGGTGCCGCTGGTGGAAACAACAATTGATTCTACGTTGCCGTTGCCATAAACCTGAACATCGCCAAGTCTTTTATACTGTGGAATGTGACCGGCAAAAGCTGTTGCAAAATCAGTCTGGGTTGTGACCAAATCAGTATCCCAAGTAAAATCTGCACCTGAAACAACAAGGCCTGCAGCATCAAATGCGGCTAGATCACCAATGTTGTATTCGAGGGCAGGATCAAAAGGTGCGGAGATCGGATTTGACTCCTCACGAATATAGATACACTGTTGAACTGCCATTATTTAGCTCCTTAATTTCTTAACTAGTTCATCTACTGTTAGGGTTCTGTGGCCTGAGGCAACTTCGCCGCTAAAAGATATGGGTGTTCTTGTGCCGGTAGCAATGTTCTTCCTATCCGTCACTAGATGTTCCCATTTTGATTCATTCACAGAAACCAACACATCGATGAAGGCTTCTGTTATTAACTTCTCATTCAATCCCGATTTGACACAGAATTCTTTAGCTTTACCCAAAGCCTTCTGTTGTGCTTCTTTAATTCTGTAGGACTCTAGTTCCTCAAGAATCATTTTGAAACCTGTTTTATTAGTTTTCTTAAGTGACTCTTCAGCTTTAACCTTATCATCCTCATCGGATTCATCTAAACCCATAACATCGGATGTAAGGCCTTCCTTTTTCGTTTCCTTGTCGCACATCTCAGTCTTTTTGCAAAGACCCATGACGGCTTCAATTTTTTCCTTGACATCAATATCAGCGCCAAGAACTGCTTCTAGAGCTTCTTTAAGATCTGCATTATAAGCTTCAAGTGTTTCATACTTTTTGCTTTTCAATGCTTCCAATCTTGATTTGTGGGGAAGGTCTTTATCATCATCTAAAGCTTCCTTCATATCCTTATCATCACACATTGCTTCCATGTGATGAACTGGAACCTTGTTAGACTCAACGGTAGTATGGGGCATGTCACTAACAAGTTCCACACCTCCACTAGCATCTTTTTTCTTCATTACACTCTCCAAAATTTGGGTATAAGACTCAAATATATTCCTGTTAGTAGCTGGCACACAAACAACATCAGTGCTCTCAACTTCTTCAATACTCTGCACTGTCTCAGTGCCATCTCTTTCCATCTTTGTTCTACATAATGCCGCATGGCTTAAACCAAGAGCATCAGGTTGGGTTTCAACAAAATACTTGAATGCAGCTGCATAAGGATGAGCAGGGTTATACATCAAGTCACCCCTAATACCATCCTCTTCCAACCTTACATTCTTAATCTGTCCAAACCTATCTAATACAGACCTTATTTCATTAGGCTTATGATCCAAGTTGACCACACAGCCCTCATATTTTTCTAGCGCATTCCTCATTGTACTCAATGGGTATATTCTGCCATTCTTACTGTATATACCAAGAACCTTTACGTTCTTAATTACATTGTCTTGAATATTGGCTGATTCAAGCAATTCTACAGATTCAGTGATAGTTTTATTTTTTCTCATACCTATTACATATATGACATTATGTCAACTTATTTTTGAAATCTAATAACAATTCATCATAAAATTCATTAGTTATTTTATATTTTTTGGTAATTTCGCTTTTTTTATAATTCTGTATTACCATAATTAATATGTCAATCTCAAGTATAGTATAGTGAAAATTGATATGGTCTTGCAGCAATATAACAAATTCTTCTGTTTCATTTTGCTTGTCTTCTATCTTTTCTGGTATATCCAAAAGCAAAATTTTTCTTTCGTGTTGCAATCTTTTTGTGCCAATTAAACTTCTATAAATCCTTCCAAATATATATAATCGAGCAAAAGCGCCTAACGATACATTTTTAGATGGATCAAACCTTTTTTTAGCCATTAACAAACCATACCAGCCTTCTTGTATAGCATCTTCAAGTTCAATGCTTGAATTCATTTTTGAAAAATAAGATGCTATGTTTTTGACCAGTGGTTCATATTTCAAAATTTCATCATTTTGGTTTGATGGATCTTGTTTTAACGGACTTTTTTTCTGCGGGTTTTTTTTCTGGGATTTGTTGTTCGGCATTATCCTCCACAGGTTCTGTAAACAATTCATTTATAATGTCATCAGGCAATACAGGATGGTATTGCTTCATTAGTTTTTTACCCGCTTCTGGTGTCACTCCAACTGCCTTAATTGCCGCCACACTTTTCAAAATGTTTTCTAATCCATCATCATTCTGACTTTGCTTTTTCTGCTCATCATATTCCATACCTTGTTCAGCTGCTATTGTATTGCTGCTCTTAATTCCCATATCCCAATAAATCTTATTAGTCTGCGCTTCCTCATATGGTTCCCTCGTAATTAAACTAGGACCAGTAGGAACGATTTTTAAATCGCTAAGAGCATTGGTAGGCAACAATCCCTTTTTAACAGCTGTGGTTATTTGCTTCCATAACAAACTTTGGTGAGGCTTGGTTCTCTTAGAAGCAAAGAAGTCGCCAACACGTTTTTGATATAAGCTAAAAGTCCTATAACTTGGACTCTCAGCCACCAAGTGACTAGCATATGCAGAACTCTCCAACTTTTGTGTCAAGTGCGCCTCAGAAATACCAAAATTGGCTGCAATGGCTCTTAGATTAACCAACAATGTAATCTCAGCCTCAGCACTATCTAAATTCTGTTGTGGGAATTCATACTCGACGTTTGCACTGCTGGTAAGAATACTACTGTTAGGCAATGTTTCAATGTTTAAAGGTTGTTGACCCGGTGCTGGATTTGTCACAGTTACATTCGTTGTCTTTGCCAATAAAGCATCTATTCCCTCAGGCGGAGCATTATCAATTTTACGAATCATACTTACTTTTGATCTGCTAATTGCCAAGCTAACCATACTATTCAAAATCTGCTCAGCATTCATAAAGTTTTGATACACAGGGAAGAATAGACTAATGCCTCTTTTTGAATTACTATAAGTTCCGGCTTTATCATAATTAATATCATCAGCTGGCACTAAAGATGGCAGATAGGAAACACCTGTATCACTAAGTTTGTCACAAATCCAGTAGCCGACTACATCGTGCAAATCGTCTTTTCTACAAGCAATGCCAAAAGACATATCAGGATCATTAGTATCACTTGGGGGCAAAATAAGATCGTTTTCTACCCACCTTAAATCTAAAAGACCATCTGAGTTCTCAAATATCCTACAACAAGCTTCACCTTCTACTACAATTCTATATATGTATTCTAATTCCATCTGTTGGAAATTATTTTTTTCTACACATAAATCAACAAGCTCTTGAGCAAGTGAAACTAATTTTGAATTAACGCCATCTTTGGTAGGTGTGACTTTATATTTAAAACCTTCGCCAACACAGAAATCTTGAAAAATAGTAATGACAGCTTGGGCAAATTCATTGTATGCATAAATATTTCTGGCTTGTTCTCTGACCTGTTTAAGCTGCCAGTTGGTTAAATAAACCTGTTTATAATAACCTGAAAGATTGTTGTATTGAGCTGCAGTAGAATATGGGTTTACACCTGAAGCATTGCCCATATAACCATATGGCCAATAACCTGAAGTGAAACTCTGAAGGCTATATGGAAAAAAGTCCATACCCTGACCAGCAGTAGGACCGGGTATTACAAAGTTTTCTTTTACAAATTTTTTGGCCATAATTATATACCTACCTAGTTGTTAAATGACTATTTCTCATCCTCTTTAGTCGATAACATAATTAACTTTGCACCGGCCAATATCCAAACCATACTGCAACACATAATAATATTAAATTTGACTATATCCCATACTTGATCAGCAAACCATCTAGCTAAGTCGTGGTCCATGCGATAATCCCCCAGTTTGTTAATACTTCACCATCTTTTTCATTCCACCACTCCCTCATAAATTGTTTGCAACGTATCTTGCATTCACCTTGTATAGGACAATTGTAATATATAGAATAATCTGCTACATATTTGGCGACTACATAATGGTCTTTTTGTAAACATATAATGGGAACTTTATAATCCATAAAATGCTTAAGATGAGCATAATTTAAATTACCAGCAATAACATGCATGCCTTTTTCTCTTAGGAAACTTTCAATAGTTCTAACTTGCACACCATCAATGCTGTTTGCTAAACTTTCTAAGCCTCTTTTATTAATCTTGAAGTATTCCAATACCATTTCAACACAAGCAACGCCACAATCTGTTGATTTCTTTTGTAGAATGCAAGGTAAATTATATTTCTTCATTGCCATTCCTTTTCCATTCTGCATGGTATTTTTTTTCGGCTCTTTTGCGAACTAAACACGCATAAATAAAATTATCAAATCGACCAAGTTTATAATTTTTTTTGTTTACACGTATATACGGTTGCCATTTTTTTCTTTGCACATCCCAAATAACACCTTTGCAACCAGATTTATTATTGCAAGGTTTTTTTCTATTCCAACTATTTTTATAATTTGGGTCAATTCTCAAATTTGATTTAGAATTATTTGTTGTATTTCCATCAATATGATCAATTTTTAAATCATCAATACAAATATCGTAATACAATACATATAAAATTCTATGTTTTAAATATCTTTGGCTATTAAATGATAATCTATAATAACCTTGATTATCCATACTTCCAACTTCTTGACCAATTTTTACGCTATTTGTGGTTTGTATTTTATATTTCAAACTGCCATTTTCATTCCAATCATAAATTTTTTCCAATTCTTTTTTGTTTGGTAATGGACAAATCATGGCATTCTCCTTACATTTAAATTAGCGTTTGCAAACGCAATATGCAATATTAAAAATGACTTTCAAATTTGGGTTTTTCAATTAAACATGACAAGCCAAAAGAATCACCAAAATCAGGAGAACGCCCTAAACGTTTTATAATTTTTTCTTTAGATTCTAAAATTATTTGAGATTTATTGTTTACCTCGAAACAAGGCATTCTTAATTCTTGCAGCAGCAATTCTTGTTGTTGTTTTGGCAACATAGCGATACTTAATGCTTTTTTTCGGGCTAAATCCCTTGCTCTTACCCATATTTCACTCCTACGCCCTTGTACGTATGCTTCAATATCTTCAGACGCTTTCTTATTATTAATGATTTCTATAAAATTATATTTATCGTTTTTAGTTCCAGCCAAGTCAATAACTCCTGCTCCAAGACCTGATCCATCAATATTGCATGGAATATTGTATGGAGATAGGGTTTTTGTGCCGTATTTTCTGCATAATTCTTTTATTTTTTCAGCTGATTGGACTATAGAAAAGCCTTTATAAGCTTGAACTTCTACTATGTTGGGTCCCCTACGAACCACAAATACAGTGCTGCAGCTACCATAACGGGCAATATCAGCGCCAATAGTAACAAGGTAGTCTTTGTGATCGGGAATAGGGAGTAAAAGGTTTGCAAGGTCTTGTTCTGAGTAGAGTGAGAAATCGGATTGACTGGGGTATTTGCCTCTAATTTGGACATCAAAAATCGGATTCTCGCTGATATAATTCTTGCCCTCAAACTGAAAAGCCTTGTCGATTTCATGGGAATCGGCGGGTCTACAGTCAAGTTTAAGTCTTTCTTTGACCGTATTATACGTAATGGCACCCTCAATGACTTCTCGCTTTTCAACGATATTTGGGTGCGTAAGTGCCGACATGCTGACAATGTTATATTTACCAGTTAGGGCCTCCAAATACATAGGAGATGACTTGTTATATGGATTGCCAATGGCTAAAAAGTAATGGTTCTTTTTGCCTGACTCAAACATGCTATGGGCTCTATCCCAAAATATTTGATCAACACTGGCACATTCATCAAAAATGATTAATATACCGCCTTTGGAGTGTTTTCCCTGAAAAGCATCACCAGAGTTGGTCGCATAACCATTTACCCACCAGCCTGAATTTTTAAACAAGCTATTGGCTTTGGGAGCGAAGTCCTTGCAATTAGGCATTATTCTCCGCATTTCCTTAAATATAATTTCGGAAATTTGGCGGTTAACAGGTGCCGTTATTAATCCAATTGAGTCAGGATGTGTATCATAAAACCAACAGGCTAATAAAGCAGCAAGTAGAGACTTGCCCACTGAGTGAGCACTCTCTACTATTGTTGGTCTGTTAGTCAGAACGTTTTCTAAAACACGTATTTGGTCAGGGGTAAGGGTAATACCCCTGAATTTTGCATACTCAATTATGTTAGATGGGACTGCTTGTTTCTGTGTACGGGTTTTCTGGAGGGAGCAAGCAATTTGTGTCAATCGTTCTGCCTGTTTGATTAGCTTCAAGTAACTCATGAATTATATTTTTCAGTTGTTTCATTTGCTTCTGCACAATTTGGAACTCCCATCTATGAACGGCAATGTTCCAGTGCTTAAACTTACGCTCTAAATACCAAGCCTTCCACTTTTCATCCTTGCTGTTAACAAGACTGTTAACACATGCACTTTCAACAAAAGCTTCAGCTTCAATTACCTTTTTTGCAAAAACTTGATATTCAGGTCTTGGGTCTTTCATCCACCTGACTAAAGCTTTGTCGTTAATACCAGCTTCTTTACAGGCTGTGATTCTAAAATTGCCTTTACGAATACTGTTAAGAATTACAGTTTGCGTATCAGCGTTAAATTTACAATTGTGCTTACTCATAATCGTCTATATCCTCATCTTCGATATCTAAAGCCATCAAATCATCAATATGTTTTTGTCTGTCGTAAATATCAAAAAGAATGTTCGCCAAATTAATTGCTGCGTTGCCTTTAATTAATGGATCGTTATTAGCGTTAATAATTCCAATTAGAGCTTCCAAGCTTACTTTCATTGCATCATGAATGTCGCTGTCTCTGAATTGCATGTTTATCCGTTGAATACAAAAATTGATATATGACCACCAACATTGGCTGCACCACTGAGATTTAAAATTAAATCATCATTGGACTGCACTGTTTTAAACAAGCCAATAGGAGAACCAACACCACCAGATAGGAAATTACTAGTAGTTGCAATGCCACCAGATGCCAAAAGAGGCATCGGGCCAGTCAAATCAGTAGTATTACTCTTAAACTTAATCGTAATATTGGCATCAGTTAACAAAGTATAGCTAACCACCATAAAACACATGTTGGGATAAACGGAACCAGCTAGGATA